TCTTTCTTCTTTGACAGATAGATGATACTCGATGCTGCGTACTTGAGTCCACTACCGCCACCCATTTCTTTTGTAGGAATATAGGCACCTACCACATCATATGTATGGTTGGTAACTAGCATAGGAACATTTGCTTTACCCAACTTAAGAGTTAGAACTCGGAAGATAGACTTCACAACTTGTGCACGAGTCATGTCACGAGTCTCTTTACCTGCTTCAGAGTCTTCTACTTCTTTAGATGTTGATAACATACCAAGAGAATCAAGAACAAACATCATAGGTTTCTTCTCTTTGAGTCCTAGATACTTGTCAATGATCTTGATTGATTGATACCTAAACTCTTGTACTGTAGTTACAGGTACGATCATCATGCGAGTAGAATCGATACCCCTGTCCTCAATCATCTGCTTAGAAATAGCAGACTCAGACTCAAAGTAGATCACTCCTGCGTCTGGATTAGACTCAAGAAAATGTTGAACAATGCCAAGGCAAAAGAAAGTTTTACCAGTGCTTGACTCACCCGCGATAGCAGTGATCTTATTCCCTGGTACACCCCCATAGATGCTTCCAGAGCAGAGAGCATTAAAGATATAAGAACCAGTGTCAATGTAACCGCAAGTATCTCCTGCCGAAACACCATCAGAGACGAGACTGGCATATTCATTATCAATTTCACTTGCAACATCCTTAAGAAATGAGTTCACTCTTTGACCTCCGTCATAGTTGTAATAAAGTTAGAACGTTTCATGGCACGTTCAAACCATTTTGCTTCTGATTCTTCCTCGAAAGATTGCTCTCTCTTGTCAGGGATACCAAATGCTTTTTGATATGATACCACATATTTAGTTGTCATGCAAATAAAAACTCCAGTGATGCGACTTTTTCATGTTTCCACCCGATAGTGTCTAGGATAACCTTGACAGGTTCAAGGAAAGACTTAGAGAACTGTAGATCATAGTCCACATGGTTGTTCAATCCAAACTCCTTCGGAAATGTTTGAAGGTAACTCAAGACATTCTCGTTGATCTTGTTTGGGGTCTTCATATACACAAACTTGACCTTCTCACCGTCTTGAATCAGAGGATACTTATGGGTCAGTTTGTTCTTCTTGTTGTAGAAGTTGTACAACAGGGCACCACGAACATGAATGGGTGTGCCTTTGCTGTAGATAGTAGTCGGGTTCGCCCACTTATTTATCCCATTACATCCGCGAGGGAATGAGATGTCTTCGATAGGCAACGATGAGAACTCTGACTTGAAGTTTGCAATAAACTTCTGTGCTGCCTCTTCTGTCTCGTTCATGATAACAGTAAAGCATTTGCGAATCGCTTCACGACATGCCATAGGAGTAGAAGACTTGACTGCCTCCAGTCCCATGATCTTGAGTTTAGGTTTCTCATAGCGAACACCTTCGCTATCCCACACGTTGAGAATGTATCGCTTCTTAGCAGTCCATAGACCCTTTTCAGCGATGTTCTCACGCTTCATGATCATCTTTTGTTCATAAGCGTTGACATAGTTGGCGAGCGTTTCATAAGAACTCTCAATATACTTTTCAAGTTCCATCTTACACACCTTATCAAGGAACGAGACAACCCTTTTAGTAGACGTCTCTCTGCCCTTGAATACACCTTGAACCAGAGGACCAAGATTAAGGTAGATAGAATCAGTATCAGAAGCAATAACATAATCTTTGTCCGTAGTTTTTAGTACCTTGTTGAGGTACTGATTCATTTTGTTTTCAATCCAACGAATCGAGACTTGCCCTGAGAGAGTAATCGCCTCAGCATTTGCCAGATTGTAATATCGGAAGTATTGGTTTCCGATGGCACCATAGGCAGAGTTGAGTTGAATCTTCCTTGCCATTTGGATGTTGTTGAACTTTGATATATCTTTTTGTAGTGCCACGGTTTCTGCAGGTGTGGTGGCATGTTCAAGGGATTGCTTTGCTTGTAGCATCCGCTTCTTGTAAATGGTACGTTCATCATAGATCTTCTGCATGATTTCTGGGAGAAACCCATGGATGTCCTTACGATACTGAGCACCGTTAGCACATACACAGTAGTCATCGTTGAAAGTTAGTTCCTCTTGAAGGATTCGATCAACTGTAACTTTTGGATGTCGAGTTTCGACGAGGGTCTCTGGGGAAATATTGTACTGCATAATAAGGTGAGGATACAGACTATTAAGATCAAAACTGACCACCCAGTCATAGCATCCAGGAATCGGTTCCTTGACATAAGCACCTGCATACTTTTCGTTTTTACTTGCACCCTTCTTAGGGGGCACTACAACCTTTCTATCAGTAAGATAATTGTAGATGATTGTATCCCACATGCGAACCTGTGAGTATACATCTTCAAAGTTTGCCTTGGCATCATAAGACATTGTGATGGCAAGTTCAAGCAACTTCATCTTATCTTCAAGTTTGTCGATCAACTCAACGTCTTGAATGTTGTACTCCATGAACTTCTGCCAGTCACGAGTATAAAAATCTTTGAAGTTCTCATACTCACTATGGTCAACCTTCCTTTGACCTAACTCGACGAAAGCGATATGATCGAGTCGATATGACTCCTGGTTACTATAAGTAAACTTACGGTAAAGGTCAAGATAGTCAAGGATATTGATCCCACTAAGGTCATAAGCATAATTCTTTCGTCCTTGGACATAGACTTCTCGTTCGTTTGCACGGTTCCAAGGGGACAAAGACTTCATCCACTTCTCACCTAGTATTCTATTTACACGACGAGCAATGTACGGAACGTCATATAGGTTGACATTCCATCCTGTCAGGATGTCTGGAGTATTCTGTGCCCACCAAGTAAGGAAGTCTGTAAACAACTCATTTTCTGTCCAGAAAATCTTTGCTTCAACTCCCTCAGGGGGATCGAACTCACGCATTGCCCAACAGTAGTATTTCTTAGTCACCATGTCTTTGATGGTGATCGACAGCATTTCTTCTGCTGCCTCCTCTACTGAAGGGAAACCGTTATCACACTGGACCTCGATGTCCAACGCATACATTTTGATTTGGTTGATGTCATATTCTACATCGTTAGGAAACTCCCGACGAATGTATTGATAGACAAACCGTTCATAACCATGCACCTCGAATCCTTCAACCCCATCATAGGTCTTGATAAAGTCTCGTGCCTCTCGTGCAGTCTGAAACTGCATCGGTGCTACTGGACGACCATCAAGGGTTTTGTATTCTTCAGTTGCATTCTTAGATAGAACATACAGAGTAGGAGAGAACTGTGTACGAAACTGAACGGGTTCACCGTCTTCATATCCTCGATAAAGGATCGTGTCTCCTGCTAGTTGGATGTTCGTATAGAATGAACTCATTGATTCTTGTAGATCTCTACTAGTTTGGGACTCGGTTCCAGTATAGTAAAGATCTGGTCACTTGTCAAGAACAAGTCACGTTGTTCTGTGTACTTAGGGAAGGCAATAATCTCCTCATCCCCAAGCACTTCATAGCATTTTTCGATTAAGATGCTAGGTTCTTCGTCTAGTTCAGTTATCTGACCCAACAGATACTGGGGTCGATCCTTGAGGAGGATCAAACGAAGCTCCTGTTGCAGCATTTCCTCTTCCACTTTCTGCCTCCACGATTTTGTTGTACTTTTCTTCTACCTCAGGGTAAGTTTCGTATGCACTGACAACTTCATCAAGTTTCAGCATGATACTCCTATCCTTTGATAGAGGTGCCCAAGGTTCAAAACGAATATTGGGATTTGAGTTTTTGTTGAGACGTTCTTGCCCCTCAACTTCCGTAAGCAACTCAGGTTCCTCACGGTTCTCCAACCAAACATTATAAGGATAACGTAGTTGAAATGCTACTGCTTTCTCAGGATCTTCTTTAGTAGTTACCTCGAACAGGTCGGAAATAACATCCTCACCGTTTTTTGTTCTTACGATTCTTACGCTCATAGTTCCTTTGTGAAATAGTAAACACACACTCTTGAATAAGATCCTTTAGGATCTTGTGCTCTGATTGCTTAGTGTTATCAGCAATCGGTCGCACATAACGCATTATATCATCTAAATGATCCTTTGGCAAGTCTAATGTTAGGAGATCAGATTCTCCATCGTAATTATTTGGTTTTAGATTCAAATAAATATTCATAAAAAAGAGACCTGCGAAGGGTCTCTGTTTAGTTCATATTATATATGAAGTATCTTTGCCATCCCGTCACCCTACTCAACCTGTGCATTGTTGGTTTCTTGGGTGTAATCCAAGTGATTCATACACACGCACATTATAAGATGGAGATGGATGTCCATGCTTATTGTTTAAACAATGCTGAACATCAAGAGAGACTTAACGATGATTATTGAATATCATACACTTTAAGTTTCTGGTGTTCTGGAATAACTTTCTTCAACTCGATTGTTAACAATCCATTATTGAACTCAACATCACCGATCTCTACATCGTCGGATAAGTTGAACCCTCGTGTGAAAGATCTACCTGCTACACCTTTGTGTAGGTATTGTTCTTGATCAGGTGTTTCTTCTTGAGATTTTGATTTAACAATCAGAATGTTAGATTCTGTAGTAACTTCGATATCTTCTTTTTTCCAACCTGCTAGTGCAAGTTCGATTCGCCATTTGACATTTGTTTCTTTGACGATGTTGTATGGAGGGTATGCTCCACCTGGAGATCCTACTCCGTATGAATGCAGTCTGTAGAACAAATCATCCAGTCCTACACTGTAGCGATTTGCTGCATCAAAAATAGCGTTAACGTCCTTTGAGGACCATTTTTGTAAGTTTGTCATAGTGCTCCTTATTAAGCGAGTGTGAATGTGTGACCCGAAGCATCACACTATTATTTAACCATATTCCTTGGTGTCAGAGAATAGTACAGACCGAACTCTTTTGTAAGGAATACCAAACCTATATAGATTAGAACTCATGTGAGAAAAAATGAAAAAGTTTTTACCTCTCATTATGTTGGTCATGGCAGGTAGTGCTGCACATGCAGGTGGAATCGTCACAAAACATCAGTCCAGTCTACAGCATTCTGTAGAAGCAGGATATAACTCTTATACTAGGATGGGTAACTCGTACTCTATCTCTGGTACGAACGTAACAACGTCACATACTCCTGCTGCCTCTGGTAGTTCAGCAGTATCGAACGGTATCGGTATTAACACTTATAGTTCAACTACAGGTGTTGCAACAGTAGGTTCTATCACAGGAACCCAGTCAGGAACAGGATCCTTCTCATTCAGTCAGTCATTCACTCAAGGTGATGCTGCAGGATCTGGTGCTGATGAAACACTCTACGGTAACCAAGTCCACTACTCTGGTGGTACTGCAGGTACTGCTAGTGTTGGTACTGTTACTAACGCACATGCTGTTACTCTTACAGGTGGCGGTTTGGCAGGTACTACAACTACTGGTCAGTTTGTTAGCGAGATCTCAGTCTTTGACTAATAGTTGAAATTGATCATGGGAAACCTTTCATATATAAAAAAGACATACGCCCTAGGTGCAATTCTTGCTATTGCTAGTGTTGCACCTGTGAATGCGGTGCCCGTGGTGCCAAATTTCCAACAAGGCTCGATGACGTCCCACACGGAAACGACTTCAAAAGTGACGGAGACCATCAATTCGATGGACTACAATACTGGGTATCAATTTTCGGTAACGGGATCAGGCATAACAGCAAGTGGTAATCTATCTCCTACTATGGAGAACTCAAACGTGACTATTGAAGGAGTGACTTCGACATGGACAGGAATCGGAACGAAACCAACGTTCGTACAGACAACACCAGGAGCGAGTTTCCAGTTTACGGAGACGTATCAATCCCCAGGTCTCAGCAACCATACGGTAATCCAAAGGGTAACCGAGGTACAAAGCGTAACAGATACTACAAGTATCTTCTCCCAGTAATTGCTGCTCTTGTAGCATCACCTGTAAATGCAGAAACTGTAGGTGGTGTAAGTGCAACTGCTGCTCCCGTGGCAAATAGTTCGGGCTCAGTGACCAACCAAGCAATCCAGGTTTTACAAGGACCGTATATAACTAACACTTATGGGAATGGCGTTCAATGCCAAGGTCCCACTATGAATGTAACACCGTATATCACTGGTAGTGCATCAGCACAAAAACCCTATGAAGACTATTGGGATTCGCCAGTGTACAACATGCTCGATGCAGATGATAATGGTGTGCCAGATAATCCAGGAGAAATTTTATATTTCGTTCCAACAAGAACAGGACAAAAAGATAACTATAACTTGAGCGTAGGTATATCTGCTACATGGTCTAATCCTATGGATAAAGACTTACAGAAGTTATGTAAGGAAGCAGCACAAACAAACATAGCATTACAACAACAGTTGACTGCCAATAAACGCCTTGACTTTGAGATCGCGAGATTAAAAAATTGCGGATCGTTGATGAAAGATGGTATATCCTTCCACCCAAAATCACCTTATTATTCTATATGTGCAGACGTGGTAGTCCAAGGTGTCAATAAAGTTCTACCTCACGTTCATGAAATTACACCTAACGAGGTTTCTTCTGACGCTTCACTTTTAAAGGAGGTAACCCTCTCTTGGCCCGAATCTGGTTTGCCTTGATTTCAATCCTTGAAGGTTGAGGAGGTTCTTTACCAAAGAACTTTTGAATTCTTTTAATTAGTTGTTTGACTATAGGTTTAACAACTCTCAGTAACAGTGGAGTTGCTGCTGCAGCAGCAGTTGCAACCACTGCGATTGCTGCTGTCGTGCTTACCTGATTTGTAGAGGGTAGGTACTTTTCGACTGCAGTGGTAGGTTCATATAACACTACACAGATTTTTCCATCTTCACTTAGTTCGTGACCAATAACTCTTTCATCTCCACTTACAGTTAGGTCACCAACTCTAGGTTGATTAGGTCCAGGACACTCAACATCTTCGTCTGTAACAGGAATGTCTGGTACTTCAGTATTTACTTCTGTATCTTCTGGTGGCGGTGCCACTGGTGGTACAGGTGCTTCATATTCATACTCTAGTTGATCTGGTGAGTAATCAATAGGATTAAATGAAGGTAAACCTGCATCACAAAAAACCTTAGATCCCTTAGGATCATCATCAACTAAATTTTCATTCTTTCCACTGTCCTGTTCATGTGCCTCTACACATCCAGGCATATCAATGATGGGCACACCCACCTGCTGTGTGACAGGAGGATAAATCGGAATCGCCATAGGCGGTTCCGATGTTAACCATTTGGGTATGTCACTGATGTAATTAGATTGAATCTGAATCGTTCGGATTTGATTCTGATCAATCCTGATTGTTGGTATCTCCATCGTCTACCTCACATGCATCATTTAGATCGTTGACCATATTACCACCTATGTCTGCACCTTGTTCTCCACCGAACATTGCTATCCAACCTGCAGCAAGCCAACCAACAAAGGGGATAGAGGAAACAGCAGGAGCAGCAGCAGCACCAATACTAGTCCCGACAAGACGCCCCGTTTGTTTGCCACCACCGACCGCCTCGATGCACTCGACAGACTTTTTTGAGAGTCCACCCCCTTTAGTTTGGGCACTCCCGTCTTGCCAAGACCGATGATTTGATACAGGTCCACCTTGATTGGTTGCTCCATCCATGACGTACTCTTCAGTAACTTGAGTTGTACTCTTCCCGAATCCGAGAAACCCAGATGGTTTTACAATATCCTTAGTGATATGCATCGTCTTAGGATCATTGGCACTGTAACTGATCTTATATCCATCTTCGTCTGCAGTAGCAACGTAAGAAGTATAAGGTCCTACAGGCATATTTAATTGGGGTAGTTTAGAACCATTTCTGGTTGCAAGCATACCAATCATACCAATATGAGAAGCAGCAAATAAACTACCGACTACACCGATTGATATCCATTTAGCATTCATGGCATTGATAGCGATTTAGTAGGGGGGATTGGAAGTCCTGTTGTCTCAGGCATTACACCTTCAACTACATTAGGTAGTGCTGAAGAGATTCCTTTTCCTAGAGATCCTAATGCTTTTTCTTTGATGTTCTCTATGATGGCATCCTTTTGAGTGTATAGATACACACCACCGCCAACAACGGAAACAGATACAACGAAAGACGAAATAGCAAGTACATTAATAATTTTTTGGAACATGATGATTACTTAGTATCGGGGACAATTTTTACGGGACCAGATTCGATCCTAATGGTTTGAGCAGGTGCAGTTTCAGATGCTTTCTGAATAAGAAACTCCATATCTGATTTAGTAATAGCAGGACTACTACCACCGTTCTCTCCATTCTTTTTCTTACCTGCTGCCTGGACGCCAAAAGTAGCTAAAGTTCCAGTAAAAACCGAGGCGATAAAAGTTGGATCGAGTTTCTGTTCTGGAATTTTAAGTGCTTCTGGTAACTTAACATACGCTAATGTCAAAATTCCTGCGGACCAGATCAACACAGATAGACGAACAAAAGTAGATAGAATAGCAAGTTGCTCTTCTTTATCTTCTGCATGTTCTTTCAACTTACCAAGAAGACCCTTCTTTTTCTCCTCTGGTTTAGTTTTAGTACCTTCCATGGTTTTTATTTAATATCACATATTATCTATAACATATAGATTTCCACTAATTGAGATACGATGTTCGTCTGATGTATAGAAGGGATTGACACCGTGATTAAGGCGTGCAGGGAAGAATGCTATCTTCCATTCAAATGATTTGTCTATGTGTAAGTACTCTGTATCCAGTCCACCTAGTGCTGTGTTGTACTGGAACATGAATGCTGCTGTCTCATTTCCATTTGTTTTGTATCTCTTTCTCTCTTCTTCCAAGTCATATGGTACTTGCACCCAGATCACAAACGAAAACAACCCACTGTGTATGTGCAGAGGGTTGAAGTCATATTTATTCTGGAAGTTTACCCAGAGTCTTTGTAATTTAAAGTCACACTGATTAATATCTCTCATGGTCTCTGCCACACCCATAGCAGGTTGAAAACCAAACTGCTTGATATACTCAAAAGATAAGCACCTAGTAAAGGCACTTATCTCCTTGGATAGGGGTAGAGTCCATTCTTGTTCTAGGTGCCCCCTCAGGGAGTCCCTAGCGTCCGTTTCTGGAGTCTTCTCTAGTGTGTTGATGCTTTGCTTTAGTTCTTCAACTACTGCAGAGGGAACCTCTGCTAGTAGATACCCAGGACTTTTCAACCACTGGACATGATAATTAAAGTCGCTCATTCTGTAGTGCGTTTCTTCCCGATGTTGTATTTGGATTCTAGAGTCCAGTCACCCTTTTCTTTATATGCAATGACTTTGATTTGACTAAGTGGTGCTACACCTTTAATGCTGTCGTCTTTTACAATCTCGACTAGACCCCAATCAGATAATAGTTTGATGATTCTGTTTCGTCTTTGTACGTCGTTGTCTGATAGGTTTGCTTTCTTTCCGTCTAGTGCAAATAATTCTTTGAAGTGTACAATATAATACTGTCCTTTCTTGTGTAGAATATGGCAGGACTGATACAGTTTCTTTTCTTTGCGAGAGGCAACTCCAATACGAGTAAGTGTTTCACGAACCTTCAAGAAATCATCTGGTTCCTTGAGATTCACCTCAATCATATTATCTTTAGTCCATTGGACTTCATTTACTTCACTCATCTTTTCTTACCCCCTTTGTTCAGTTTGTCTTTAATGTAATCTAGATGTGTAGGAGATAGGATACGCAATGCTTGTTTTGCCTTTTCATTACTATAACCATAGTATTCCTTGACAATCTCAAGATCATTCACCTTTTCCTTTTTACCCCAAGGAGAGAATCTCTTCCTGGGTCTCACTATATGTATATAAAAATCATACTGTAAACGACTAGGTAGGAAAGAATACCTGTTCATCTCATTGGCAAATAAAACAGTATCCATGTGGTGAGACATGCATTTGTTCACCACATAAGCAGGATAATTCTTTTCCCATGCGGGGTCATCACTGTCCATCAAGTTCTCTTTGTTGAGATTGATGCTGTTGAGATAGTCCTTTAGAGGATACCTATCATCATACTTCATTATAAAAATTCAGTTAGTGTACTTTTTTGGTCTCTTTCCCTCCAGAAGTCGGGGTGCTCTTGGAAGATGCGTGGATGATATGATTCATGAACAAGGTTCGCCTCCCAGTCAATATGTCTGGACACATTGCGTATAGGATATAACTCTGTCATACAGGTTACTCTTGCTTGAACAAACTTACCTGCATGTTCTCCCTTGTCCTTTAGTGGAATCTGACTGATAGGTGTCTCGAATATCAAACGACGATATGGACTATAGAATACATGAAAGAAGTAGTCTACATCTTCTGGACCTAATTGTCGATGAACAATATGTTCTTGTTTTGATACTCCACCCGCTTGGAATGGGAACTTATGTGTTACTTTTTGTTTGTTTGAGTCCCACTGAACAATCACTTTCTTAACTTGAACTCTGTCCCAGTTATTATTTCGGTGAATCAAATAATCTACACCAACATCAACCTTAGGTTCAGCAAAGTTCCATCGTTGTTCCATGAAGTATGACTCACAGATAGACTCTGCGGTCCTACCATTGAAGAGTGCAACTCTACCTCCTGGAATTCCTGCTTGATTAAGACTATCTCTTTTACTATAGGTCTCTTCTTCTAATAGTAGTGGAGGTGTAAAAGGATACTGAGTTGTGCCTAAAGGTCTTTGGTGTACAGATTTCATGAGATTAGTAGTTTAATAGGATTAGTTCTTTTCTTTTTTGCTGATCTTTCATGTAGTCGCCTACAGATCGCATTGTGTATGTGTGATCGTATTCTTGTGCTTTCCATCCATGGAAGCGTTCTTTGATTAGATTATCAGAGTTGTAGGAGATCATTTGATCTACCTTATACTTATCACAAGTTTTGTGAAACGTTTCATGTGAGAATCCGCTATGCATTGTACCCTTCTTTCCATACAGATTATCTTTGATAGAGTATGGAGGATCTAGATACAAGAACACACCATCATCATTGGTCATTAGTTTCTCATAAGACAGATTTGTGATGTGCCATTTCTGGATGACTTGGGAGTAATACGGTAGTTTCTCGATTCCTCGCATTGTAAAGTTCTGATCAGATGCCTGGGCAGAAAAGGATGAGGACTCAGTGAGACCAGAAAAAGAGCACTTGTTAACAACATAAAAACTAATGGCACGATGAAAGGGTTCACTGTTAAAGAGGTCTCTGTTGAGATACTCTCGTGCTTCGAGGAAGAGTCCTCGTGCTGATCCCCTGTCGGGGTATCGTGATTTAAGTTGTCTGAGTTCATTAGTTAGTTTCGTACCAGAGATTTGTAACTGTTTCCAAAACGTATATAATGGTTCATACAAGTCATTCACCCAAATACTTATATTTGGATATGTCTGTGCAACATGCAATGCTACGGAACCCCCACCTAAGAAGGGTTCACGATACTCATCGTATTCACCTAGGTTAGGGAAGTATGGTGCCATCTTTTTAATAGCACGAGACTTACCACCTGGATATCTTAGAGGTGTCTTTAGAGATGTTGCCACAGTCATTACAACCATTCTACTGAGTCTTTTTCCATTTCCCAGAGAGGTCCAGTAGGGGGAGGTGGAATCAAAGGTGCATAATATCCTTTGGGTTCTGGAATAATAACAGCATCAACAACACTTAAGATCCTGTTCAAACTCCTTGCAAAACTTCTGTAACCTGCTCCTACATAAACTTGTCCTGCGACGACTGCAATAGTAGCAGTGCCCCAGAACATGTAGTAAAATCGACTCTTAACTTGGTGTCGTACTTTGTCTCGTTTAGTCGTCATGATCGTCAAATGGGTCCTCCAACCCTTCATTAGCAAAGAATCCTCGATAGATTCCATACAAGATAAGAATAACCGTGATCACTGCCAGACTGATTGCTAGAGTGATGTTCGGGTTAGCATTGTAATGTGGGATAATAGCATTACATTTGGACCACGTTCCTGGCAATGTATATACATTTGGACATGATCCGATTAGGTCTCGCATAGCGAGCATTTCTCCTGGTCCCATTAGTTAAAGTTGCACTCCATCATAAGTTGTGTTAGACATGCTAACAAATTAATCTCCTGATCTGCGACAAATGCAGACTTATATTGGTAGTCCGCAATAATCAGAACAGCAGCAGCAACAGAAGGACCATCCATCATAGTAGAAAGATTGTCATACATCTGTCTTAGAATAGCAGCAGGATCAGAATCTAGATTCTGCTGTACCCATTTCTTTACATCATTAAACTTCTTGTTACGCATACTGTCAACAAGAGTATCAATCTTGGCATCACCTAGAACTGCTAGGATACCAGTGTCAATACTTCCTGAGGAAGCATACCTTTGAAGTTCATTGAGTGTACGTCGGAAGTCTGGGTAGTATTTTTGTACAACCTCAGCAACAACCTTATCAGAGAATGGTACATCCTCAGCAGTGAGAATGCCCCTACACCTTTCAAAGAATGAAGCAGCAAGTTCTTGTTTGATCTTACCACGAGCATTGAAATCGATAACAGTTGTTCGACTATGCAGAGGTTCGATTATCTTGTTCTTGAAGTTACAGGTAAAGATAAAACGACAGTTCTTTTGAAACTCTTCGATCGATGCCCTAAGGAGTAGTTGTACGTCGGGTGTCGTATTGTCTGCTTCATCAATGATAAGAATCTTGTGCTTACTAGAAGAAGTAAGAGACACAGTAGCAGCAAAGGATTTTGCCTGATTGCGTACAGTGTCCAAGAATCGACCTTCATCAGATCCATTGATGACATAGAAGTCTGCTCCTAGTTCATTACAAAGTGCTTTCGCAATAGTTGTTTTACCTACACCTGCTGTTCCAGACAAGAGAAGATTAGGAATCTCTCCTTGCTGTACAAAGTTGGTAAAGGTGTCTTTCACATTCTGGGGGAGAATGCACTGTTCGATAGTTTTCGGACGGTACTTCTCAACCCAGAGAAAATCATCATGCATTTGGTTCAAGTGCAATATAGTATTTGATGCCCTTCCCTTGGAAGAGAGCAACATTTTTGCTACTGACAGATACGTCATACGCACCTGCAAGCAGTTTCAAGTTCTCAACTCGGAAGCAGTAACAGAAGTTTTGATCTGTATCTCCAACCTTGACTGAGAAGTTATTAGAAGTTTCATTCTTTTTGTCAGTGACACAAAGATTCATCTCTTCACCATCACCAAACAGACAGAGATCTGGAAGTTGATAGATTGCTGCTGCCTTGTTCAGTTGCTTCAAAGTATCAGCATCGAGATGGAATGATACATCCATCGTAGGAAGTTTGATCTCTTCCTCAGGTGCCTGAGTAATGATATCAGGATCTGAATAGAAGTATCGAGTCTTAGAACGACCCTGAGGATCGCTGACAGTTACAAAACTCTTGCTTGTAGTGTCAATCTTCGGTTGATCGAAAAGAGAAATACCTCCAAGAAACTGACCCAAGTCATAAATGCTAATCTGCGAATCAAACTGTTCTTCGACTTCAGCGATAGCGAGAATGTTTTTGTTAATGCTAAGAGTAGAAATCGTGTTGCCTGGTTTGATAACGATTGATTTATTAATCGTACAAAAGTTTTTAAGGACTTCAACTGTTTGTGGAGTGATTACTGTCATTGAGGATAGATTTCGGTTTCGATGTCTTTTTGATTAAAATGGTAGAGAAGTACAGCATAGTGCATGATCTTCAGAAGATCCATTTTTGCAGATCCCTTCTTATCATACCGTGATGCGTACTTGAGAATATTACTACGACAGAATGCTTCAGCGTCCCCACATGCTTCAATCAAATCGAGAGTTTGAATACTGTCGTTTCCAGAAGAATAATGCCGACCATACGTCGAGGTGATGTATGATCGGAGTTCTTCAATGGTTGTATCTTCTTGATACTTCATAATAAAGAGGGTTTATACCTCTTCATTATACTCTGATTCTTCTCCCGCGTCAACCTTTGTATAAAGGTCAAGGAAGGATTGCTTGGTATCGTTATCGAAACGGTTCACACAGTGAGTAACTGCTTGAAGACGATCACCGAAGATAGCGTATGCCTTAGCAATGTGAACAAGACGACGAGTAGTGATAACTTCATCAACACCACCATCATAGAATGTCTTACGGATAACACCTGCCCACTTGATGAGGTTCTCAGTGAACTCTTGATCACACTTGTTAGCAAGAAGAATCTTAGTCTCGATAGCAGCAGAGGGATACTCTTGCTCGATGGTGATAGGGAAACGCTCAAGGAACGCTTCGTTCAGTACGTTAGTACCAACGAACCTACCATCGTCAGATCCTTTACCCTTAGTGTTAGCAGTAGCGATCACTGTGAATCCTGCAGCAGGGCGAACATACTTGCCGATCTTCTTCAGATACACACCTTTGCCCTCAAGGACGGATTGTAGACAGAGAATCTTGTTACTAGCAAGGTCAATCTCGTCGAGTAGCAGGACTGCACCTCTTTCGAGTGCTTCCACGACAGGTCCGTTATGCCAAACAGTTGACCCATCAACAAGACGGAACCCACCAATAAGATCGTCTTCATCAGTTTCAATAGTAATGTTTACACGAATCAGTTCGCGACCAAGGTCTGCACAAACTTGCTCAACGGACATTGTTTTACCGTTGCCAGAAAGACCTGTAATGAACGCAGGATAAAAGAGTTTGGATTTAACAATTTTTTTGATAGGTGTGTAAGTACCAAACTGGATGTAGGAATCATCTTTCTCAGGAATGTAGGACGGTTCTACTGCAGGTTGTGCAGATGGTGCTTCGTAAAGTTTTTCAATCTGTTGACTGGTAAGATTCCACTTACCAACACCAATCTTATAGTTCTTAAGACGCTTACATGCGGTTGCATATGCAAGACCAAGAACCTTCGCAGCAGAGCGAATATCGGAACATCCGACATCAGTACCTACCTTATCAGAAAGATAGTCAACGAGTTGTTCAGTAGTAACTGGATTTGGAGCGAAGGTCATTGTATTAAAAGGATTGTTTGTTTGTTATGTACTTATTATAGCAGGTACATCTGCTGTGTGCAACGTGTGTGTGCCACTTGTTCAAGTGTCAC